CTCGTCGAATCTCAAGAAAGGAGATGCTATCTGTCATGTATGTCCACCAATCGAGAGGCATGGAGCCCCTCGTCCTGCCAGGGTATACGGACCGCCGTCATGTACGGTATGGTCCGATAACCCGCAAAACGTGGGAAACCACGATTCAGCAGGTGGTGGAATACGTGTATTCCTGGAGAACTGGCAAGCGTGCTGTGTCAGATGCTGCACCCTCGGACACTTCTGTGTTTGGGATCAGCGTTCCCCCGAAAGGGGAGAACCTGGTTGACTCCCTCGCGTCGCGTAAGCGATATTACGAGGAAGTCATGCGCGCCGCTTTCCCGGCTGAAACTCAGTCAGGGGCGGTCTCCGAGAATAGAGTCTCTCTAACGGACTCTGGACACCTCTTCAGCAAGGTTACAGCCTTGAGGTATCCATTGATCGTTGACGTCGACTGCTCGACTCTACAGCCCCCGCCTGACCTTGGTCAGTACGATGGGGCCGCGATGAAAGCATCGTTGACGAGCGCAGCTTGGGAGGGAACTCCGGCCGTGCCGAATGAAGCGGGTTTTGTTTACCCATTTGCTTCTCATGTGGCTAGTCTAACGACTGCCCAGAATCGGCAAGGTACGGCGAACTCCTTCTTCGCTGAGACTGCTCCAGAGCGCGCAACGGCTCACATCCTCACGACAGTGGTTGAACTACTGCGTGGGGACATACCGAGCGTGCTCAAGAACTACCGCCGAGCTCTGTTTGATTATCAGAGTAAAACTCGCGCAATCCGCTATGCGGGTTCCGAGTATCTGAACATTCAGTTCGGCTGGCAGCCTCTCATTGCCGAGTATGCTAACGCGGTTAAGGTTCTTATGGGCATCGACCGAATGGTCTATGCCGAATCGAACCGCCGCAAGCGCATGTGGGACGGGCCATCCGTGTCGTCTGTAAACGACATCGGTACCCGGACCCTTCAACCCTATGCCATTTCAGGCACGGGGGAGAAGTGGCAGGTTCGTGATGGCGACCAGAGTGATATACTGGCGCCCACGACTTTCCAATCTCGGCATAAGTCTACCGTAAGGGAAGACTACGCGTTCAGTGCCCGCTATTCCGCCTTGGTTAAGGCGAACATGCGGAGCAATGGATTCGTTGAGAGGGCAGAAGAGACTCTCAGACAGCTTGGCCTGGTAGATGATCCCTCACTCATGTGGGAGCTGACGCCATGGTCATGGCTTGTTGACTGGGCGACCAATATAGGTACATCCCTCGTCAACGCGCACACATTGTCGCCCATTTCTGGGCGGCATAGCGTAGATTATGCGTACTTCACTACTCAACTCACGGAGAGTTTTGAAGAACATGTCCTGTCGGTGAATCCACCGCATTGGTCATGGACGTATGCGCGGCATGTGGTGCGTCGACCTCAATCGACGTTCACAACCGTGTCACGTACGCGTACTCGAGCGACCCCTTTCGGGTTCGGCACGCAGCTGGGGAGCATTTCTGCTCAACAGTTTGCGATCCTGGCGGCACTGGGCCTTGCCCGGTATCGCTGATCAGCTGTATCACAACTGAACAACAACTGAAAAACAATTGAATAGGGAAAGTCCCTACAATTGAACACTGAGTGAGGAGCCCATCGTGGCATTCAATGATCCGCAGTCCGTCACCATCTCCGGCACGGCGAGCACGCTCCCTCGTATCCTCACGGGTACGACGGTCGGCTCGTTCAAGTCGAGTGATGGCAACACAGAACTGACCCTCGATCCCCGCGGCACTGCAAAGCGCCGCCGGAACGTCGGTCGGCTCTACGCGAAGAAAAGCGTTACGGACCCCATCACGGGGCTCGCTTCGCTGCAGGGCTATATGGTCTCGATCACCGTCGACCGCCCCCTCTCGGGGATTACGGACGCCGATGCCGAGGCTCTGGCCGCTGCACTCATCGCGTGGGCGACTGCGTCGACGAACAGCAACCTCAAGAAGCTGATCGCCGGGGAGAACTAAGTGGAGACGGTTTTCATCATCTCCCTTATCCTGCTCGCAGGGATGACCGGTTTCGCAATCGGCGCCCTGGGTGCAGTGGTTCTCCGAAGGGGTTAACAACCCTTCATCATTGATCCACGGTGGCTTGGATCCCTGAGACCCCAGAAAGGGGACTGGATGAAAAGCCAAGTTGATCTCCTAGAGTTATTCCTGCTGGATGCAGGAGACTCAATGGGATTCGACCCGTCACGTGATATTCTCACGTTGCGTTCTAGATTCGACAAGGAGGGCGAACCCTTCCTGTCGATCGCGCTGCCTCGCCTCGATGACCTGCTGATTGCGGGTCTGAGAGACGGACGCTTCCCCACTTTTGTGGGGTGGGCGTCGCGGTGCGCATACCCTGAGTTCCTTCGGGAGCTCTGGGGCATGATCTTTGAGCGTGACGGTGTGTTGCGTGAACAGCCCAGCATAGACGCGATTCGGTGGATTCGTCAGATCACGCGCACCTTCAAGAAGGTGTTCGAGGTCTGCGAGCCTGCCCGCGTCGAGGCGGCGGTTGAAAGGTGGGTGGAGCTTGACGCTTCACTTCCCTCTCGATCGGACATAAAGTCTAGCCTCGATCCCTATGCTCCGATGGTTGCCCGGATTTTGTTCGGGCGTGTCATCGGTGAGTCCATGACCGATCCCTTAGAGGGTCGGCATGGACCGGGAGCTGTGTCAGAGCGATTCGGCACCAATTCGCGGTGGAATTTCTCCACCGTATCTTACAGTGCTGAGTCCCTCGTTGGACCTGAGTTTTTCAGGCCCACGTGGGAGTCGCTGTCGCAGCGTCCCCCGGTAACGGGGTACATTCCTGCGAGGTTGGAGGCCGTCCCAAAGACGGCTGAGAAGCCTCGTCTCATTTGTATTGAGGCGAGCTACAACCAGTACATGCAACAGGCGCTGATGCAGAATTTGCGTCGGCACCTCGAGCAGGTACGCAGCATCTGTTCCTTTGTGGATCAGAATTGGAATCGCGAGATGGCACGCGAGGGGTCTCTGAGTGGCAGGAATGCCACCATTGACCTCTCAGACGCTTCGGATAGAGTAACGCTGGCCCTGGTGGAGGAGTTGTTCGGGTGGAATCCCGGGTTTCTCCGCTACCTTAAGCTTTCGCGTTCTCCGTTCGCGCAGCTGCCCGGAGGTGAACTCGTTCTGTTGAACAAGTTCGCTTCGATGGGCTCTGCCTTGACATTCCCTGTGGAGGC